TTGAGTTAACCGGAAGTGGGGGTCCGTTAAATGTTATTTCATTATCAAAACCACCATTTGGTCCGTATTCGTTTAAAGGGTATAATAGGTCAGCAAAAGGATTTTCAGAAATTAAATCGTCGGGTGAATCAATAACATTAAAATTACTCAAGGTAATTTCACTATTAATATTTGACACTGGTGGTGTATAAACACCCACAACACTATATGGTGTTAAATTTCTCGTTAATAAACTATTTCTGAACGAACTTGACGAAACAAATGATAATGTACTATCTGACATATTTTTATTATTTAATTATAAATAGATAAATATTCTATTTTAAGAGTATTGTAAAACACCCGGATTTCTTAATTGTTGTTTATTAGGGTTTGTTGTTGTTAAACCACCATTAGTAAACGCCTCTTTAACCGCAACACCTAAAGCTTGTGAAACACCTGTATCATTAAACATAGCAATCACTTGTTCAGTATTAACATTACTAGGAGCACTAATATTAATATTTAATGTATGTGTTAAATCTACTTTAGAATTAGTTGATGTTGGTGATGATGATGGTGTATTATTAGAACCTGTTAACTTAGATAAAACATCACTACCTTTAGTGAATGCCGCAAATGTGTCTTCCGGTAATAATTGAATATCTTCATTTGGCATTTTTAAAACGTCACGGCCAGTTCTAACTGGAACTCCAATTATTTTATCAATCAATTTTTCCATACCATTACTTAATATTGGCATTTTTTGACTTAAATTTTGTATAGCTTCAGCAAAATTATCCGTAGCAGAAAAAAGAGATTTTGTTTTTTGCACCATAAATTCATCAATTGACATATTCCCCGCCGCGGCCTTATCAAGGTCTTTTCCTAATTGATTTGCAGTTAATGGTGGTTCAGCATTTTTTAATGAATCGTTTATTGATGGCATAATATTTTTTGCCAACGTCAATAATTCATCACCGGTATATGATTTAGCCAAAGTTTTTGCAGGTGTTGATACAAGTTTTGCAATACCTCCCGCCATAGCTTGTTGGGCAGACAATTGTTGTTTAGCCAAGTCTTCCATCGTAGGTGGTCCTTTTTCAGCCGCCTCTTTAAGTTTTGCAAAATCTTGGGGTGTAAGTTTGTCAACATCTTTAGTTTCATCACCAATTGTTACTTGATATTTTCCATCCTTACCCATCTCAGCCATATTGGCAATAAGTTTTTTATCTTCCTCGTTAGCAAAATCACTAGGAAAACTTATTTCATTCATTTTCTTATCTAAATCAGCACCCGCTAACGCCATTTTAGTTAATTCAGTATATGGCATACCCATCGCCTTAGCGATTTCTTGCATTTGACGTTTTGCTCCCGGCATAATTTCAAAACGACCATCTTTACCTAATTGAACAAATTGTTTACTCATTTGAGCTATTTGATTCTGTAATTCAGCAGGGTCATTTTGTGATAAATCCATTAATTTTAATGGGTCTAATAAGTCACCTTGACTAACTCCTAATCTCTGTAACGCCGCTGCCGTTTCAATAGCACCCTCAGGATTATAAACTTTTTCAGCAAAATCTAATGTTGATTTCATATCAATTCTTAACATACTCGCTTGTGCCGCCATTTTAGCCAATCCTGAAACTCCTCCTTCAAAATTGAATTGGTTAAGATATTTCATATTATCTATAACTTTAGCAGACACCGCCTGAGCATTAACTCCGGATTCACGAGCAATATCAACAACTTTTTTCATTTCAGATGCAGTATTATAAGCTGATATACCCACATCAGCCATACTACTAACCATTTTAGTAACTTCTATATTGGTAACTTTATATGAGGCATATAAATCTTTAGCACCATCAGCACTTAATGTAACCGCTCTACCCAAACCACTAGCAACACCCTCTTGTAATCTTGCAACATCTTCAAGAGTACCACCCATATCTTGGATAGCGTCTAATGATAAAGCCATAGCAGCTCTCATTGACTGAGCCATTTTATCGGTCATACCGAATAGACCCAGCATTTTAGAACTTGAATTATCAATATCAAGTATTAATTTTGCTTGTGCTGCTGTTAATTTTTTTAAGTCGTCAAGTGCCCCCATATTAAATGTGTTTATAAATAAATACACCAAAGAGTAGTTTTAAATTACGTCTTTGGTGTATTATCTTCGATTATCCGGTCTACGAGATATTTTCTCACATACGTCGGCATTATATAAAAATCTGAATATGAAAGTCTAATAAAACGAGCCAAAAAATAATACTCCTCAATTAGACCTTGTCTGTGATTAGAAGAAAGGGCGAAAAAAGTCCACCCCAAAGGTTATCTCGAAAGATACCAATTCTCCTGATGGGGCGATTACTTGTCTACTTAAATCTAATGATGGTTCATTATCTCTTAAAAATTTTCTTATGTATTTTGAATCACTAATTGGTAATGTCTCAACATATAATGCTATTTTACCTTTATCAGTATCCCCATCAAATTCAACAATATGTTGATTTAATTTCCAAGTTACCCTTGGTGCTTGTCTTCCGGCAGGATATTGACTAACCATTCTATCTAATTCAATAGTATCGTTGAAAGTTGTTAATTTTAATTTAACCGTTTTACCACAGTTAGGTAATGTTGTTGTAAATAAACCATTTTCATCAGGTTTCACACTAGTTTGTTTAATATTTAATTCATCCAACAAAATAGTTCCAACAAAAGGTTTATCGGTTTTAGGGTCAATTAAATTTACTTTATATTCCGGTCCAAATGATGTATTTCTTAGGAATATTAAAATAGCTTCAACATCACCATTTAATAATTCTTCGGGTCTTAAATCGTGTTCATATATTTTATTTCTTAATAATGATAAAATAATATTTTCACCACTAATTCCTGAACCAATTAAATAATTTTCATCATTAGCTGTTAAATAACCAACTTTAACTGATTTCTTTTTTGATTGATAAAATATACCACCGGTAGGTAATTGAACGACATCGTGAGGTAAGTTAAAACCTTGTGTTGCAGCATCCATAATGTTTTGTTCCATAATAATTTGTTTTTTATAATAAATAATAGGTAATGTTTTTTTTATATAAATAAAAAACCCCACATATTACTATGTAGGGTTGGAATATTTTGTATCGTAAATTTTTAGTAAACTAATACACATCTATCCATACGTAAAGATGTGTTGATAGTAGCTATTTTATCATCACTATAACTTAAAGAACCAAAGTCAGAACTTGTAATAAATGTTCCTTCTAAAATCCATTTTTCTACAACAACTCCGGTCGGGTCTAACATCTCAAGGTCAACATTTTTTTTGTATCCCGCGGCGTATCCCATACGACCTGTTACTGATTCAGCACATAGACGTATCCATTCCATCAAAGCTTGTGATGCTGACGGTCCAATAGGGTCTCTGAAAGTCACAGCTAATTCGTTCCATACAAAACGACCAGCAACATATGTTGAAGTATTTAAGAATGGTATTTCTGTTGCGTTAATTTTTATACTTGGTCTTTTTGCCGTTTCAACAAACCATTCATTAATACCTAATGTTGATGGAAATCGCATAATAAAACGATTATTTCTTTTTGGTTCATACGGTATGGGCATTTTCATTAATAAATCAGCCATTGTTCTATTTGTTTTTAAATTTTATTTTTTTATCTTGTTTATTATAAATATCACCTATTTAATTTTTTTATCTTGACTTTTATAATTAAATTTTTTATCATTCTAGAAATCCTAGTTATTATAATAAATTATTTAATAGTTTTTATTTATAATAATTATTTTAATATTCTTTTTTAATACCTCCTTTTGTTGAATAGGTTCTTATAATATTTTCTGGGTCTCTCTCAAAATGTTTTTTAACGATATCCACATTTTTTATATCATCATCAGAAAAACCTATTTTTGGGACAAAATAATTACTTATTCTATTTTTTAAAAATGCTTTATTTTGTAATTCGTTTGAAATATTTTTAACATAATCAACAAATTCTTTTAAAGCTTTAATTTTACCTTCTTCCGGACTAGACGCAGAACCCTCACCAAAACTTACAGGATAAAATTTACATAAATCTAAGTATTCACGAATCATCTCTCTTTTTGATACGGTTTCTTGGTCCGCCAAATCACGGTATTTTTCTAAATTTTTAATCAGTTCTTTTGAGTTAATACCATTATAGTTTGAAACTATATAGTTATAACACGCTTCTTTAATAACTGATGGTGTGTGACCTCTCGCAGTAACAATAGCAAATATTGAACCGTTATTAATTGCTTCAACAAAATCAGGCCAAGCCGGACCCGGTTTAGCCATCATAGCTTCAACAATAAACTGTTTGTCACCAGTAGTTCTAAAATATCTATACGGGTTTTCTCCATAACCAACAATCGTATGACCATCAAATTCAAAAGGTTCTTTACCAATTATATCTCTATATTCCGCAAAATCTTCAGTCGACATTCCAACTTCGTCACCATCTTCATCTTTAAGAATAATTTTAGTCGGCATTGTAACTATGTTATCGTCCCAATCAAAAGCATAATACTTTTCATTAGGTGTTCCAATATCATCAATTTCTTCTTTTAATTTAGTTTTTAACATAATTTAATTTTTTAGGGTACAAAGATATAAATATTTTTTGATTTTCCTAACATTATATATAAATATCTTATAAAATAAAAAACCCCCACTAAAAATAGTAATGGGGGGTTTAAAACTTTTTAAAACTTATTAGATGTTCTCAAACGATGCTCCGGTAGGAGTAATGTAGAATGTAATGTCTATAAATTCTAACGATTTGGTTGGTTTGATATAAATCTTACCAGTCATCTGATTTCTGTCTAAATCAGCTGCGTCTGACGAAACTGTTACACGGAAGTCATATAACCCTCTATCTCTTCTGATAGCATCTAAGATAGGATTAACCGCATCTAAGAAATCTTGTCTTACTTTTTGGTCGTTTTGTTCGAACAATAATCTTACAGATACCGCTGAAATCAATTTACGAGCTTGAAGTAATAATCTTCTAACATTTATTCTATCAAGTGCTGATTGAGCAATTTGTAGAGTTTTATTACCCCAAATTACGGTACCTACATCAGAGAAAGTTGCAATTGGGTTGATACGTCCTTGGTAAAGAGTATCTCTATCTTCTTGAGTAAGTTTCTTTCTCGCTTTGATAGCATTTACGATACCTCTTGTGTAACCTGCCGCTGCGAACCAAGGGAACGCAATATTATCAGTTAACGCCAAGTTTCTAACAACTTCTGCCGTTGGTGGTAAATAGATTTGAGTGTTATTTACACTATCTCTAGTTAATACCCAAGGGTAATAAGTTGCGGTGTAGTTAGAATCAATACCTCTATTCTCCAGTTCATTTACGGCCTCTTGTGGGTAAATTAACGCACTTGGGTCAGGACTTGGTATAAATAAATCACTATCAGCGGTTGTACAAATATATAATGAGTCAGCTCTGTTAAACTCAATCATTTCAATTGCCGACTCAACTAAATCAGAGTTATTAGTATAATCAATCCCCGGAGTAACAAATAAGTTAATATTAACCGCCTCAGGATTAGAAAATGTTTCCTGACCTAATAAGTATGCGTAGTAATCAGAATTACCATAATCAACACTATTGTTTCCAACAGTAATTTTCTTGAATGCTCCCCATCCTGTAGCCGTTGGGTATTGGATTGTTCCTGAACAGTATCCATTTAAAAATCCTCTTTGACCTAATTTAAATGTATCTGTGTTACTTCTTGATTCTCTATAGATATCCCAACCATCAAAACCACCTTGAACTAATAATGAGAATTTACGAGAGTATATTCTGTAGTAAGGACTTGTTTCATCAGTCGGGTCTGATGTAAATGTTGCATCACCAACGTAATATGCCGGAGTTCCACTTGTAGTAAATGCGTTTGATATTGTAATACCACTTGCATTTTTATCCATATGAAAACCTTTTGTAAATGTTAACCACTCAGCCGTGTCAGTTTCTGAACATAAACTCAATGGATTTTGTTTTCCTTTATATTGGAAGAAATCAACATCATATCCCGCACCGTTTCCTGTTGAAATACCTAAGTAAGTTCTACGAACATTATCACCCGGACTTAACGTAGCGTCATTACCACCTGAACTTAATCCAAATGGGGGGTCAAATACTACTTCACCAGGAAAATCATATTTAGTTTTATATATTGGGAATGGAGACCTTGATGAACCATATTGTCTAAATTTAAATCCTTTGAATCCACAAGGTAATGTGTCAATTGGCGCGTCTTCATTCATTTCTACCATAATGTATTTTGAATTCAACTCGTACTCACCATCTGTTGTACCAATTTTTTTAGCAATAAATGAATTATCGTTAGGGTCCATTGTACAATTTGTAAATTTCTCAATAACTACCGGATTATTATCAGTATCGTAGAAATCTCTAACCAATATATCAAAAGTTAAATTACCAAATGTCATATTAGCAATTGAAATTTTAACTTGAGTATTAGCGGCGTTACCGTCAGATATTGTAGCAAATCTAAATAAATCAAATACTTTATTACCTCTAACCTCAGAAACAACCCAAGGAGATACCGGTGTTTGGTATCTTTCTAAGTAGTTAGCGATTGAAGATGGGTTTCCACCACGAGCTCTTGGTAAATCCAATAAATTACAATTTAAACCTCTAATATAACCTTTATTATAACCATAATTTAATAACGCTTGGAATCTTTCTTCAACAAATATCGGTACAGTTGTTCTTGGTTTAGCAAAGTTTGAAGAACCAAATACTTTAGATAAATATTTTGAATCTGATTCACTAAATGATGTTTCAAAGAAGAATTTGTTACCTTCATAATCTGTTACATTAAGACCAAATGTTGAATATGGATTTTTTGCAATGTTTGAATAAGTCGATGCTGTACAATTAATTGATACATCAGTTGCTCCAGTAACTTCAAAAACCGGACCATCAGTACCGGTACTATAAGTTGCAATACCTCTTGAACGAAGAGTTGCAATAACCATATCATCAAAATCAGTGTATGATACTCCGGAATAAACATAAATTTTACCACTTACCGTACCACTATAACAAGTAGTTATTGTACCAATATTTTGATTACCTGTGTTACCTGATGTCGATGGGTTACATGGATTTTCAATTATAACATTAACCGTCCAAGTTTGTATATTAGAACCATCTTGAGATGTTAAAACATAAGGTTTAGTTCCCGCTGAGAAATTTTGTGTTGTTCCTGAACTTTGTTGTGGAGAACCATTAACAGTAACACCTGTTGTACAAGCACTAAACATAACAGTTAATGCGGTTAAACTAGATGCTGATGTAGTAAATGGTAATACAACATCAATTGTGTTGGTATTATAATTTATACTACCAAAAGTCCTTGAAACTGTTGACGAACTAACCGAAAATGTATAGAAAGATGCACAATTTGATGATGTTGTTGTTTGTCTTAAATCACTAACAACATTATAGAATGAAAAACCACTATACGAACCATTTGTATTATCAAATAAAGAATAATACCAAGGGTCATTATTTGCATCCGTGTAATCAGCATTTGTTGAACTAACACTATCAACACCATAGACATTAGTTGCGTTTGTGTATCCCGTACTTAATGTATTATAGTCAGAACCTGAAATAGTTCCATAGTAGTTAATCGATGTTGCTGAACTACTTGGTGTTGTTATAATATCAAATAATTGTGATTGAATATCATCCAAAAGTCTTGATGTACCACCATTAAATGTTTCGTAAGTATCATTAATTTTATCTGTAATTAAAGTAGAAGAAGGTGTTCCAAATACTTCAACTGTACCGATACCACTATTACAACCTGTAAACGTGAAAGTAAAAGGTGTAATAGTAAATCCTGTACATACTTCAGCACATAAGCTTAAATCGTATGTTGATGCAGAACATTTAAAACCAACTGTTGATTTATCTACGTTCGCGATTGTTCTAAATGACCAAGATGGTCCTGCGTCATATCCTGACAATCCCAAAATTCTAGTTACAAACAACTGATTAGATTGTTGTAAATAAGCTTTTGCGATATACGAAGCTTCATACTTCGGTATTTGTGTATTAATAAATTTTTCAGGTGTAGTACCCCCAAAGAAGTTAGTAAATTCATCAAAATTTCGTATAAAGATAGGTTCGAAAGCTGGACCTCTAAGAGTCTCACCAACAATACCTAATGTGGTTACACCCACACTCTGTGCTACGAAACTTAAATCAACTTCGGAAGTATATACCCCGGGAGATACGAATACTTTGCTGTTTGTTGCCATTAGTTTGTCTTGTTTATAATTTTATTTATATATAAATATTAAAAAAAAACCAAAATACTTTACTTCGTAGCAACTATTTATATTTTAGGGAGATTATTTTCTGCCTTTTTTCTACTTATGGATGAAGACATCAAAAAGATTAAAAATTTAAAGATATCAGTGGAGACACACGAGATTCTTAAAACCTACTGTGAAAAGAGGGGTATTAAAATGTACCGGTTCTTAGAAAGATTAATTATTGAGAAATGTAAACCTAAAAAGGATGTATATGGGGAAGATTAAAGTATCTTATCTATGAATTGAATGCTTGACTCTAATAAGTCATCATTTTTAACAATATCAATTCTTAAAATATCACCGGAATTAATTTGTATTAAATCTAAGTCACTACCATAATAATCATCGTTGATATATACATCAAATGATTCGATATTTATTGTATCACCAATTTTAATATCAACAACATAACTAAATAATTGAGATAAAGTTGTAGTACCAACGATAAATAATGCTTGACTTCCAGCTCCTTCCTCAATTTTTTTTGTTTTACCACGTTTGGTTGTTGTCAAATCAAATTCAACAACTTGTAATACTCTTGTGATTGCTGGGGATACTTCAAATTCATCTTCATCAATTAAGAAACCTAACATTGTAAATTCATATGATTGGATATAATACTTTCTTTTCTCAACTTCCATAACCGATTCATCAGTTATATTACCCATAACAATTGGAATGTAGTGTCCTTTGATTACTGCGTAAGCTTGCCTTGATGCAAATTTTTCAAGAATAACTTGATTGAGTTTATTTAACTCTCTCATTCTATTACATATAATTTTAACTGAATATGTTATATCCACCGGTACCGGTTGAGGTATTGTATAAACATCCATACCATTTCTTTGTCCATCCCAAGTCGGTACTTGAGCGTAGAAATATTGTCTTCTATTTGGTATGTTATATAACAACGAAGGGTTTGTTCCAAATTTAACCTCGGGTTGTCTAATTGTTGTTATAAATGGGGGTTCAGCGTTTTTATCTATATTTTGAAAATCCCAAGTTTCAGTAAATTGAGACCAATTCTGAGTTGTAATAATAATATCTACCGTTGGAATTGTTTTACCTTCAACAACCACTTTTAGTTCATCTTTTACAAAATCTAAAAAACCTCTATCTAAATCGGCGTGCAATAAAGATTTTGGAAGATATGTTCCGTCTTTATTGATTTTATCTAACAATTCTTGTCTTCTTGGTAAAAGAGTTTTAGATTCAGTTAGTGGTAAGTTTTTTTTTATTTTACTTGGTAAACCCATTTTATTGTTTTGTTATAAATATTTTGTTCTTAGAATTTATCATTTTTACTACACCTGCTTGGTATATTGGTTCTTCTGTATCTTTCATAACAAATGAATTATACTTATATGGGTTATAAGTTACTATATTTTTATTAGGTTCTCTTGGTATATCAATACAAGGGTGACTACAATAATCAACTAAAATTCCAATTACAAATGAATGGACATTTTTTTGTTTATCTTTTAACACTTTATCTCTACCACCCTGTCTAACTTTAAATTCAACATCAACCAATTTTACATAATCGGCGTGGATAACTACTCTATTATTAGACCTTACCGAAAAGGTGTGTTTATGTAAGTTATAATAAACCATAACTCTATCACCAATATGTTCTTTTACATCATCATTTGTGATAGTTTCAAATAATTTTCTATATTGATTTTCTTTAATTAATATTTTCATAATTAGTAATATGTTGATACCGTTTTAACCGGTAAATTAAAGTTATCTTGAAACCATTTTTTCATTGGTTCCTTCCAATGGTCACCAAACATAGTGTCCAAATGTTCGGAATATTCACCTGTGACATCTAATATTGGTGCCTCATCTTTAAATGGTTTAGATGATGGTTCATCACTATAATATTCTACATCTAAATAATAAAAAACATTATCTGTAAAATCTTCACCTTCCCAATCCCCTTTATAAAAAATTAAAAAATTTTCATTTTCCATATCAGCTCCATTATAACCATCTTCACCTTCATCTCTACCATAAGTCCAATTAATTTCATCTTGTTCAAAGGATTCATCAATATATTTATATATTGAGTCAAATAATTTACCTTCTGTTATTAATACTTTCATTATAATCCTCTAAATTCGTTATTTGTTACCGGTGACGCCATAATAGTTCTATAGAATGGTTTGTATCCTCCCAAAGTATGTTTATTATCAGAAGTAACCCTTCCATCATTATTAACTGTATAATATCTTACTTTATCTTCTGTTTCGTAATAACCAATATAATCACCATAACTAATATCTACTTCCAATTCATCTAAATCTCTTTGATAAACAGAAACCTTCATATTACCCGGTTCCATTTGGTCAATTTTAGAATTACCCAAATATTTGTTATCAGGTGCTAAAATTTGAACGTAACCTTTGAATTCAACCGGTGGTAAAAATTTAATACCATCAACAGATGTCTCGCCATACACGTCGTCAGTTTTAGAACGGTATCTATCAACACGATATAGAACTAATGTAAAGTTCATATCATTATGTAACCATTCAGAACCAAAATCTTGTTCTAACGTAAAATCCTCCGCTCCGAAAAATTTTCCTATTCTTGTAATGGGCACTTTTGAATTACTCATATTCATATTTTTTTTATCTATTAAAGTATGATTCGGATTGAACCCCCGATGAATTAATTATCACATCAATATCAAAATAATTTTTTATTGTGTTTTTAATTTCACGATTCCATCCACTTCTATAATAATCTGTTTTTTTAAAGTCCCCCAAAAACTCACTCCCATCAGGAACAATATAGGTAACAC